AGCCTCGTTGATCGAGGCACTTCTTGTTGCAGATCTCCATTGCTATGGCTCCTTGGTGTACCTACTATGTTGAAGGACCATAATAGTATGCAGTAAGTAGGCATACTATCCATCCAGGGCTTGGGACCTGGTCTATGTACCACTTAGTACATAGAGACCTTACATACCTATCACTAGGTATGCCTTCGGTGTGAGATGTTCTCACCCTTCATTCGTGCCGATCGTCCCTCAGCTCGCACCACGCGAACCGAAGGCCGATCGGACGCCCCTCATAGAGCATGGCCCGTGCCGAATCCCTAGGATAGTCACTAATATTAGTAGATAGTCTATAAGTCTATGACTATCCCTAACCTATAGGGACTTGGCATTCGTGGCCAGTCGTCCACTCCCATCGGCCCTTTGGGGCATTATGCCCCGGCATCTATTGCCTAATTAGACGTAGCCTACTGAGATTTCGGGAGTTATGTGCGATGGGGCATTATGCCCCACGTGCCCCATTCTGCCCCATGAGAACCCATGGTCCCCCGATCGTATGTGCCCTATGAGCGGTCCTTTGTTCTTCCCTGTCAAAGGGATGCAAGGAGCGGAAGGATCAAGGGATTCCGGGAGGCAAGGGATTCCGGTGGGGTGTTAGGTTCGAAGAACAAACCACCCCATAAGCGGACACTCGGAATCCCTATTTCGCTCCTGTGGAACATGAATCCCCCACCCCATGATCCGCATGACGATCGTTTGGGACCGTGGACTATCCATGAGTCCCCGGAGCGCACGAGCGGCCGCTGTGAAGACAAGGTCACATGTGAGAACATCGGCCCATTGGAGCGCGGAGGAGCGGAGGGGGTCACCCCCTCAGGGGGGAAGGGCACCTGGGGCGGTGGGTTGATATGTTGTTACTACCCCCCTACCTCCACCTGAAATATCACAACTATCACCCACACATATCCCTATCACCCACACCCGTCCCAAGGAACTCCTATGAATCCCCCACCGCCGGGGGCACCCGGCTCCGGGGGAGCCAGCCCCCGTGCCAGGGGCCCCGGAACGGGGAGGGGGGTAGGGGGCTCCGGGGGAAGCCGCCCCGCCCCGGGGCTTGCAATCGCACGCTACGGGGGGTAGATTCAACGATCGGGGGTGAAGACGACCAACATACCACCCCAAAAGCAGGCTTCCCACGCCGAAAGGTAGGCCCCTTGCCGAGCCTCGTTCCGAGAGTCCTCCAGGAGTCCTTCCCGCTCTACGGAACTCATGGGGATAAGATCTCCTGGAGTTCCCAGGCGTTCCGAGGGTGGCAGGTCGCATCATTCAGATTATTCGAACCTATCCGCGGGGCTAAAGTAATAACCCACGGATATGTCTGCCTGCGGTCCCCCTGTCGAATCTTCCTGGTGGGGAGGATTCAGGAGTGGCTGCTCTTCAACCGAGGATCGGTACGGGCGTCTTTCATGTACGGTCCCGAGGCCCGGACCTTCTACTTCGGGGACGATGCGAAGGACACCGATGGGCTGCTGTGGTTCGCCACCGAGGCATGGATCAGGGATGAGAAGATTGGTTGCAGTAGGGGGCACCAGCGGGTACTCTTGAAGGCCATGCGGAGGCATCTGTTCCATGAAATCATTCTTGCACAAGACGACCGACCTCGCGAACGATCTGGGGACTCCCTCGGAGCTGACGGTGCTCCGGGAGAAGATGAAGGCCTCGATCCGGGCTAAGGGCTCGGGGGCGGTGGATGATTTCATCGCCTACTACAAGGAACTCTTGCTGTGGTCCATGGCCACGGGCCAGGACGTGGGCTCCGAGATCCAGGCGGCCAAGGAGCTGTTCCGGGTGGCGGGGGTGCAGTTCACGGAGAAGGACGGCAAGGACCTCTCCGAGTTCGCCAAGAAGATGAAGCTGAAGATCGGGTAGTCCATGCCCACCAAGATCGAGTCCGAAGAGGAAGCCCTCTGGAAGCAGGGACGGGAGAAATACTCCACCGACATGTATGCCCTGGCCGAAGACCTCTTGGGCTTCGACGCCATGTACGAGCCCCTGCACCGGAAGGTGTGCGACTGGCTGAACGACTGGAAGCCGGGGAAGCACATCAAGATGCTCCTCATCCCCCGAGGGCATCTGAAGTCCACCCTCGGCTCCGTCACCTTCCCGATATACAACTGGATCAACCGCCCCACCGACCGGACCCTGATGGTCCACGGCGTCCTGAAGATTGGCATGGGCTACGTCCGGGATCTCAAGAATAAGATCGTCACTCCCGAGCTTCCCTGGTTATTCCCCGAGATATTCCACGAGAAGCCCTCGTCCCAGGCGCAGATCTGGCACCAGGACAAGTTCACCCTCAAGCAGAACAACTCCCGAGTCCCCTCCTTCATCCTCGCCTCCGAGGGGACCCAGACGGTCGGCTACCATTACAATCTCATCATTTGCGACGACTTGGTGCATGAGAAGAACGTTGCCACCAAGGAGCTTCGGGAGAAGACCAAGCACTTCTTCCACAACCTCATGCCCCAACGCCTGGGCGATGCCCGGGTGTTGGTGCTTGGGACCCGATGGCACCACGACGACCTCTACGGCTACCTCATGGATGAGGAAAACCCCTTCCACGAGAAGCTTGACGCCTGGGTGATGGACTGCGGTTACCCCGGGGACCCCATCTTTCCGAGGCAACCCGGGAAGCAGCCGGGGCATACCCGAGAGTCCCTGGCCGCCCAGAAGGCGTCCATGGACCCGTACTCTTGGTCGTGCCAGTACATGAACGACCCCACGCCCCAGGAGACCCAACACTTCCGCAGGGCGGACATCCATGTGTTCGACTTCTGGGAAGGGGAGCGGCTGCCGATCGACGATGACGTGACGGTGGAGTATTACACCGCTGTGGACCCCAACCGCTCCGAGAAGACCGAGCACGACCCCGCCGTGGTCCTCACCGTGGCGATCGACTCCAACGGGCACTATTGGGTCGTGGACATGTCCCGCGGACATCCCGATGGGCCTCAGCTCGTGGACTGGATCAGGGCCCATGCGGTGCGGTGGAACCCGAAGAAGGTCCTGGTCGAGGCGTCGAACTTCCAGTTGCAGCTCGGGTCCTGGCTCAAGGAGGACATGGTGAAGACGGGATTCGCCTATAGCCTCGACATGCTGAACCGGGGGCCGAACCAGAAGAAGTTCGAGCGCATCGCCCGCATGGAGGCGATGACCAAGCAGAAGCGGCTGCATGTCCGAAGGGGCCTGGATGCCGTCCTGAACGAGCTTGAGTTCTTCCCCCGATACAAGAACGATGATGCCGTGGACGCGCTGGCTGACGTATTCCAATACGGCCAGGTGCCGAAGAAGCGCCGAGTTTCCACGGAGAATGAGGCCCCGAGAACTGGGTTCTTGCTCAACACAATGGTGGACGATATGCTCGAAGAACAGGAGCGCGTCGGCGTGTACCGCGTGATGGCTCCCGGTGTGAGGCGCGTCTGATGGACTTCGGCGGTATTGTCCCCGAGAACGGGGTGATTCAGTCCGGTGGAGCCAAGCGGGCATCCGCTTCTTCGCGCTCGGGCAAGAAGCGGGACGGGGAATACTTCCGCTGCGCCGCCGACAACTACTTCAAGTTTCGGCAGAAGTTCGAGGGGTTCTGGCTCGCGGTGGAAGACGGTTATCGCCGCACCGAGTTCGAGGCCAAGGGCTCCTTCCAGGATCAACTGAAGCAGATCTACCCCGGCCGCGTCTACCGCATCGTCCACACCACCGAATCGCAACTCTTCTCCAACAATGCCAAGTTCTTCGTTGAGGGCTATTCGCCCCGCCTGGGCGGCGATGTGCCCCCCATGCTCGAAGACCTCACCAACTCCGATTGGAGTTGCGAGGGGACGGTGACGAAGGAGATTCGTACCGTCATCCGCGATGCGGTGAAGTACGGGTTCGGCGTGGCCTGGACCTCCTACGAATGCGATTTCGAGGAGGAAAAGGACGAGGACAAGCGCCCGAAGAAGCGGAAGCAAGAGATCAACAACCCGATGCTCAACGAGGTGACGAGCAACCTCGAAGCGACGATGGGTACGGCCCTGGCGGGGCAACCGGAGGAGGACCCCGGCGTCTCCTTCGAGACGGATGCCCGTATGCTGCGGGAGGAAATCGTCACCCGGCGCATTTCGCCGTGGCATTTCCTGATCGACCCGGAGGCGGCGTCCATCGACACGGCCTCCTGGGTGGGACGGGTAATCTACGCCGACCTGGAGGCGGTGAAGTCCTACGAGTTCTTCACCAACACCAGGGGGCTGACGGCCACCCCGAAGACCCAGTATTACAAAAAGATCGGCCGCTCGTCGGTGGATACGCCGAACCTCAACGAGGACGAGGCCGAGGACGACAAGATCCTCCTGTACGAGATCTTCTCCCGTAACAAGGACGGCTCCTGGACGATGTTCGTGATCGACGCGGACCAGGGGAACATCCTGCGCAAGGTCGAGAAGCCGTACTGGTGCAAGCACCCCGCGACGGTGCTTGGGTGGAACTACGACGGCGATTGCGTCTTCCCGCAATCCGATCTCCTCACGGTCTACACCGAGATCCTGGCCGAGCGCCTGGTGAGCACGAAGGCCCTGGACGGCTTCGCCCGTGAGCAGGACGATGTGACCTACTACGATGAGGAGTCCATCGAGCCGAAGGCGATCTTCGGGCACCTGGACCCTGCCGTGGGGCGCATGGTCCCGGTGAAGATGGGGCCGAACAAGCAGGACATCCGCACGATCATCCACAAGCTCCCGCGCGAGGGACGCTCGCCCGAGGTGCTGAACTACCTCGGGTTCATCGACCGCACCATCGGGATGACGATGGGGTTCTCCCCGAATCAATTCGGGCAAGCGTTGAAGTCGGGGACGACCGCGACCGAGGCGTCGAACATCTCCCAGTACGCGACGGTAGCCACGGCCCACAAGGCGGCTGCGGTGGAGACCTTCCTGGGGGAGGTGGCGACCAAGCGCCTTGCCATGGCGGCCCAGTTCTACGATGCCGAGACGGTGGCCCGTATTCTCGGGCCCGAGGCGGCGGGGATCTGGGCGCGGTTGAATTGGGTCGAGGCCGACATCCGTGCGGGCCTGCGCATCGCGGTGCGGCCGGGCTCGGCTCGGGCCATCTCCGACGATGTGCGCGCTCAACGCTTGGCGACGGCGATCCAGATGTCGGCGCAAAACCCGGTGGCGCAGCAGATTCTCAACCAGATGACGCTGTGGAAGGAGTTCTTCCGGGCGATCGGGTTGGACATGAACTCTCCCCTCTTCAATTCCGATGATCCGGCCATGCTCGCCCAGTTGCAGCAGGCGGCGGTCATGCAGCAGATGCAGGGAGGCCAAGGGGGTAGCGCCCCCTCGGCGGAGACGGTTCCCTCGGGTGAAGCCGGGATGATGCAAACGGAGCAAGGATGAACTCACCGGAATACCCGGACACATGGCCGGATGCGTTTGATGCCTTCATGGAGAAGCGAGGGATGCCCCGCGACGGCGACAGGGGCATAAGCGGGGCGTGGTTTGTCACGTCTCCCGGTGTGAAGCGCCTGTTCTCCTACGTCAAGGAGTTCGAGAAGTTCACCGAGGAATCGAAGCAGGGGGCGGTGGAAGTCCCGTTCGGGTTCGTAAAGGGGGGTGTCAACCACTTCGCCAGCGGTGAATCCCGGTGGCTCGACCACGGGGGCGGTTCCAAGTGCATTGAGGATTTCGCAGATCCTGTTGCACGGCAAAAGTGGCCCCGCTATTATGTCGAGCGGGATAAGTCCGGTGCGATTATTCATGAGGGGCCCGAGCCCTTCCGCTCCGAAGAGGAGCGCCTGACGTATGAGCGCGAGTTCGGGTTCACGAGTTGCGGTGCCGGAGACCTGCGGCCCGAGAACCCCTACAAGCGGGAGTTCGAGAAGTACCCGGAACTCAGGGCGCAGTTCCCCGAGTTCGCCAACTGGGGCAAACGGGGCAGACCCATCGACGAATCAGATCTCCGACAGGAGGTGGTCCATGCCGAAGCAGACGAAGAAGAGTGGTAAGGGCGCGATGTTTGGTGGTGGCGGCGGTCAATTCGTGAACCCGGGTATGACGCGAACGAACCCGGTGAAGAAGGGCTAAGACTCTATGGACTTTTCCTCGGATCATCTTGCGACTGAAACGGAAGAACCGACCCAGGCGGTTGAGGAACAGCAAGCCGACGGCGCTGTGACCGAAACCCAGGCGGAGGACGACGGTGCTTTACCGTCGCTGGACGAACTCCCCGATGACGTTCGCAGCATCGTCGAGAAGTTCCAGAAGTCGTTTCAGGGGGACTACACCCGCAAGAGGAAGGAAGAGTCCGAAGCTCTCGCGAAGGCACAGGAGAAGGCGGCTGCCCTCGACCGCCTTATCTCCGATCCCGAGTACGCCGCGCGCTTCATGGCGGCGATGCAGGCGGGCAAGCAACCCACGCAGGCGCAGGCTGAGGAACAGCCGTGGATGAAGGCCGACCCGGCCGCGTACTTCAACGACGAGAACGTCACGCACATCAAGGCGGCGTCGTTCCAAGTGGTGCGCGAGGTGATGGCTCCGGTGTTCCAGGAGCTTGAGCAATACAAGAAGCTCATCAACGAACAATTCCTCCCGGTCATCAAAGAGTACCAGGAGCAAAAGGTGAACGGGGCTTGGAAGACGCTGGAGTCCAAGTTCTCGAACGCTGGACAATACAAGGAGGCCGTGGACAAGCTGCGACAGCAGGCTCCCGGTCTTTCGCACGAACAGGCCCTGTACGCTGTTGCAGGGTCTAACCTGAAGGCACTCGGACCGACCGGGCAACGCCCGGCGGAGAACAAGCGGCAGGGTCAACTTTTCAACGGCAGCACCTCGGGCAACAACCGTTCCGGGGGAAAAGTGGACTTGACGGATCTCATCACCCAGGCCCGGCGAAACGGCGGGGGTTGAGTTCGGGATCGGCTTTCAAGGAGTAACCCATGCCGATCACTTCTCCGAGTATGCAGAACACGACGTGGAACACGTTGACCACGACCGTGCTTCCGCGTTGGTATGACCGCAACAAGGCGGTCAATGTCATCTCCAAGGGCTATCCGCTCTTGAAGATCCTTCTGGCGAAAGCCGATGTGCGCAAGAACCTTCCGCAATCGGAAGTCATCCGCCTCATGGACGTGCTCAACACGGCGGAAGCGTACAGCTACTACGATGTGGTGAGCACCACCCCGATCCAGGGTACGACCGCGGGTGAAATCACCTACGCGAACTACTCCTCCCCGATCGCCCTGAGCGAGCAGGAAGAGGATGAGTTCACGTCGGATGAGCAAATTGCCAACCGCATGAAGCAGATGGTCGTTCAGACCGAACTCGGTTTCGGTCGTCGTCTCTGCATCGACATGTACGCGGGCAACATCACCAACACCAAGCGCATCACGGGCCTGGAGCAGATCATCTGCCCGGCTTCGCACTTGAACGAATCGGGTTCGGCGTACACGAACACCGCTGAAATCTCGGCGGCGACGAATGCTCCGGGTGGCGACCACTGGCGTTATCGCCAGGCGGCCAACACCTACGCGAACATTGCACGCGCGGCGTGGACGGGCGATGAGACGAAGGGAACCGGATGGGAAAACCTTTCGGTCAACTGGGACCACAACACGGCGGGAACCAATGTTCTTGGCATCTCGTCTACGGCCCCGTATGGCCCGAATGGCGGCCTCAAGAATCTCGTCCAGATTTTCAACGTCGCGGCCTACGGCCTCGGCGGGCAGCCGGACTTGATCGTTTGTTCGCCGCAAGCCTACAACGACTACGAGTTCGCGGTGCAAACGAAGCAGGTCATCTACCGTACGCCGACGTACTACGGCGATGGCGAGTTGACCCTTGAAGGTCTCGCGTTCAAGGGTCGCACGCTCGTTTATGACGAGTGGGCGAAGTCCTGGAACACGTTGGCGGCGCAGACCAGTGGTGCGGCGATCCAGAACGCCCCGCTGATCTACGGCATCAACACGGAAACCCTCGGGTTCACGGTCGATGCGCGCAAGAACTTCACGCTCTCGCCGCCTAAGTCCCCGGTCGATCAGTTCGCCTCGGTGCAGTTCATGCGCTGGCGCGGGCAGTTGCGCTGTGTTTCGCCGCGCAACCAATTCGTCGTCTTCAACTACGCGCAATAAGAAAGGACGGGATTCATGCTCGGTCAAAAGATTCTTGGTCCCGTCTCGAATGCGGACACTACGCAATTCGCGGCGGAAAAAGAGCAGCGAGTGTTCACCGCTGCGGCCAACATTTCGGTGGGCATGGTGGTCGCGCTGACCAGCGGCGATACTACCGGGACGAAAGTGGTCAAGTGCCAAGCTCTCGCCACGCAGGATCACCTGGTTGTCGGTGTCTACGAAGGCATCGGCGGGACCGGGACGGATACGACGGCGACGGGAGCAACGGGCAAGAACGCGGTGACCAACGACATCATCATGGTGACGACGTTGGGCATCGCTTCCGCCTTGATCTGGGCGCAGACTACGGCGACGACCGACCTCAACATCTTGATTCCGTCTTTGACCGCGACGAAGGACGGCTATTTGGAGGAGGGCGGTCAGACGTTCACGGCGGGTGCGGTTCCGGCCTTTATCACGAAGGAAGCGGCGGCCACCACGACGGGCACGTCGATCACGAAGAAGGTATGGGTCAACTGCATCTGATCCTTCGATGCAAGCAATGCAGCACTCTCTCCCGGTGGAGTAAAATCCAGCGGGAGGGGGGCTGTCCTTCTTGCGGCGGGGCACGGTTTTACTCCGTCAATCGGTTGACACGGTGGCAACGGTTTCTTCTCTGGATTGGAATTATTTGATGCTGTACCAAGAGCGGTATGGGAAGCAGTCGAACATCGTCACCAAGGAACTCGATTACACGGGGATCATGTATACGATCGACCCGGTGACGGGAGCCGTGGGTCTCGCGGACCAGGACATCCAGGCCCCCAAGTCGAAGCTCAACGATGAGATCGGCGGTATGGCTGGCGGTCGTGGTGGATCGCACCGTGCGGTGCGCATCCACGAGGACAAGGTTCTGGCGAAGGGCGTGCCGCTTTTGAATTGGGAGCAGGTCACGAAGATCTTCGATCTCTCCGAGAAGGAGAAGATCTCCCTCGCGCAAGCGGCGTTCAAGGTCGTGGGGCGCGACAAGTTTCGGGGCGAGGTGGCCGCACGTTTCGATAAGACGCTGCCCCACCACTACTGCGCGTTCGAGGAGAACGCGGTGGAGGCTCCGGTCATCGTCACCGCTCCCAACACCCCGCGCAAAAAGCTCGTCGAGAAGGACGGAGCGTTCCAAACCGTCCCGGGCTAAGGAGTGATCCATGTCGGTCGATTCCGTCACGATCGGAACTCTGGTCAGCCGTGTATCGTTTCACTTGGCGAACACGGCGACGGCTGAGACCGCGTTGGGTAACGAGATCAAGTTTGCCCTGGATCGCACGCTGCGGGCTATGGTGCGCGAGGCGCGTCCCCTGGCTTTCGTGATGGAGAGCACGATCTCCGCTTCCTCTGGTGGCGGAGCGACGTATTCCCTGGCGGACGACGTGTACGAGTTGATCTACCCGTCCATCCGCCACGACTCTACGCCATACGAGCCCCTACAGATCATCACGCAACAGCAGTACGACAACTCATCGTTGCCTCTGCTGCTGACCGCTTCCGGTAGGCCGCGACACGCGATGCTGGTGAAGCGGAGTTCTACGACGGGGGCATGGCAGCTTCGCCTGTTCCCGACCCCGGATGCCAGCTACACGATCAACTACAGCTACCTGGGGTTGCCCACGCAGATCACATCGGTGACCGCTGACGGTACGCAGTTGGATTATCGGTTCCCCCGCGATCTGGTGGACGGGTTGATCCACGGTGCTTCGTTGATGTTTCCGCAGTATTTGGGGGCGGACCAGCGCGTAGTATTCGAGGCCATGTACCGCACGGCCGTTTCGGATTTCCGTAAGTCGGCGGCGGGCATGGACGGGGCGTTCTATCAACGCAACCCGTACAGCATTCCTGGAAACGCACAAGGGGAGGCGTGGCCTTCCTCCATTTATACGGGATCTCCGGTGGGGCGATGATTCGATGGCAACCCGAAAACTCACCGCGCATGTCGATCGGTTCGCGGGGCTATCCGATCGGTCGATCCCCGTCCAGAACACTCGCATTGAGTGTGCTGACCTTCTGAACCTGGACTTCTCCGAGCGGGCCATGAAGGTCCGCCAGGGATTCTCTCGTCTCAACAGCACCCCCTTCAAAGACTGTTGTGCCTCCCTCGACGGGTACAACGACTTTGGTCGCATCAAAGGCATGTCGTTCGCCTCGGGTGATCGCTTCGGCTTCGCGTGTGAAATCCAGATCCGAGCGTACACGACCTCGACTAACGCCACCGTTCTTTCGCGTGGGTATGACACGGGAGCAAATCGTTTCGTTCATTGCTACTATGATTTCTCGTCCACGGGTTCTTGGGTCGTCAAGGTCTACGATGCGACCGCAGGCGTTTTGAAGACCTGGACCGTTACCGATGGTGATGCCGCGCGCACGCAGATCATGGCGAACCGTCACCTGGAGTTCTACAACTCCTCGGGCACGACCTGGACGTTTCGTGTGCGGGATGGCGCGGGCACAGAGATCGGCTCCGACGCGCTCTCGACGATCGGGTCGTTCATCACCACGTCCCTCGATTTCTGGGTGGGCGTGGATACGACAGCGGGTACGGATGCTCCATCTGCGGCGGATACGTCCTACGGGCCGTTCAACATCTCCGATCTACGCTTCCTGAAGAACTCGGCGGGTAGCATGGGGACAACCGTCTTCAACGCAGCCACCGCACAGATTACGGGAAGACAACTCCGTTCATACGTCGGGGAGTATGCAGCATCGACGAACAACGGACTCTATGCCTATTTCCCGATGACCGAGGGGACCGGGAATCAGAGTGTCGATGCTTGCACGAGTTCCACGACGGTCATTCAATGGGGGGCAGCGGGCCCGGATTGGGTCACGGACAACACCCTGAAGTTCGGCCAATCGGCCCTGAAGTTCGGAGGCGAAGATGGCGAAGTCATCTGGAATCTTGGGGGAGGGGCAACCGGAACCACTTCAACCATCATCTTCAAGAACTCCGGTACCGGAACCACTGGATACCGGAAGTGGCTCGTTAGCTTCGTATTCGTCCCGCTCCTGGCAACGGGTGAAACGACCGTTCGAGATCAAACCCTGCTCTGGTGGGGCACTGACACAACGAACCCCGCCCCGCTTGGAGTCCGAGTAGTCTCCAACCAGATCCGCACCTACTTCCAGGACAACGCTTCAACGAAGACGCAGGATGTGGTGCTCGACCTGGCGGCGAATGTGAACAAGCGTATTCGTGTGTCGGTCGTCTACACGGACGCCGCCACACCGAGCATCCGAACGATACTCGCCGTCGAGGGTTCGACGGGAAACTACCCTACTGTCACCACGAATCTGAACGCGACGGACTACGCCACACCCTCGGACTTCGTGTGTGTCGGTCGTCTCTGCACGTCGTTCACCTACCCGTACACGTTCAACGACCTTTCGGCCTTCGGGATCATCGACGACATCGTGATCTTCAAGGATTACTACACGGGCAACGGCACGGGCCCCTACATCCTCCCCGGCTACCAGTTCCGGGAAATCAACATCTCCGAGGTGGTGAGTGGCAACACCCCGGCTACCCCGTCGAACCTCATCCAGATCGTTGCGGGTTTGCGTTTGAACGACGGCACCGGGAATAACCTCGCAACCATCGGCAACGCCACTTCACAGACTGCCTACCTCTTCCCTGAGGGGGCGGACGGGATTTGGTGGGACAACGGGTTCGTCACCCTCGCTGATCCGCCGGAGATCGACCTGATCCAGGATTTCTCCAGGGTGGGGCCGAAGGGTGAATTGATTTCGGAAACGATGGTTCTCTGCGGCGGGGGGCTCTGGGGGTTCAATCAGAGCACGGCTGCGATCCGTCCTCTCGGGTTCATCCCGAAGACGGGGAAGGCGAGCTATACGCAGTATGGGTCTGTTGCGTACATTGGCCGAGGCAACGGCCATCGGCCTTTCCGCTGCGATGGGTCTTCTACCTACCCGATGGGTATTCGTGCCCCGGTGGTCGCGTGTACCGCAGCGGCGGCTGCGGGAGCCGGGTTTGCGGCGGGCACCTGGTACGTCTACTACACCTTCCGCAATCCGCAAACAGGTGTCGAAAGCAATCCGTCGCCGTATACGGCGGTCACCACGTCGGGAGGCAACCTCTCCATCTCGGTGACGCTCCTGCAACGTTCCAGTGAGAAGCAGGTGGGACAGCGCCGTATTTACGTCGTAGGTACTGCCGGTTCGATTACAGGCACGGCCTACCTCGCTGCGACGGTGGAGGAGAACCGATCGACCACGGTTGCGGTGACGATCTCTGCGGCGGGTACGACGAACACGCTTACCTATACTGCCAATCGAGAATCCCCCACGGGGTCGCTGGTGCGCGTCT